AAGCTGGAGTGATCGTTGTGTTGAACTTTTCAAGAATGCTAGGACTTGGAATGAACCTCAACTTGATAGCTTCACTGCCAAACGCGATACAAGACCCCTTTTCATTCTCCCAAGCCCTTAAAGCCTTGCCTGCATAAAGCGTTGGTACTTCGTAATCTTTGTTGTCTTTGGATACACCTTTTGAATAAGTACCACCCAGTAATATGTGACGCACAGACATAATTAAGTCTCCATTATTTCGTAAAGTATCTTCTTGTAAGTGTCCGGAATAGTTAGATGGCCATCGTTAATTTCCTTCGAGATCAACAGACCAAACACCTTCTCTAGATCACCATCAAAGTGCTTTGCTATATCAAACAGAGTTCGTCCTACTTGACGACGAGCCCAGCGGATGCGCTCATGTATTTCTAGAGCGACTTGTTTCTTTTTGTTCACTACTTTTACAGGTAACGACGCGATAATTGAGGCGGAATAAGCACAGAGACCAGCAAAATAGCCTTTAATATTCAATAAGATATCAATGGGCATCTCTTTAAGTTCCACTTCATTGCGGAACCAATACATATCGAGTCCTAGCTGCGCTGCTTTGTTGTAAATTCGCCAATGAATACGTGACGAGCGATCACCGACAGTAAAAGATTCATTGAGAACTTTGCCTGAAGGATCTGCAAAATATCTCTCGCCACCACTAGGCCCGCGACCACGTTCTGATGTTCTAAAGGCATCTTCTGCAAAGGCTTTTCGTGCATACTCTCGACCAAAAAGACCATGGAAATCATCGACAGCAAGATCAATTCGTGAAAGACGTGAGCAGCCCAATAAATTGAGCCACCAATGAAGGCGGAATAAGGTTGTATGTTCCAGAATAGACTTGCACCCTAGCCCTTCGATCTGAAAATGACAGGTACCGCGATTACCACCTAAGAGAACAAAACCTACGTGTTTGTTAGAGTGTTTAGGCATCAAGTGGCAAGAATCTTCGTAACCATACAAGCCCTTTTCTCGCCAGGAAGACATTCGAAGTCCAAGAACATGAAGACAAAAAACTTCCAATCGTTCCATCATTGCTACGTTCCATCGCTGTTTGTAACGTTCAATGAGTTTTTCTTTTTGCTTGGGAGTTCGAGCTAATCGGTAGTCCGGTTTGGGAAGTGGCGCCCAGATAAGAGAACCTAGGTCTGATTTATGTGCATGGCGAAGCGCAGAATATTGAATGGTCCACGACAGATAATCTACAAAGACGAACGGACTAGACTCCGTATCGATCTGTAGCTCATCTGCTGTAAAGACCTTCTTTTTCACTGAGTACCCAAATCCTGTCAATACTAATATTTCTTATATTCAAACATAAGAAATGTATATTAACAAGCCCACTGTATAAATTAACATGAGTTAAAATATAAGAAAGCTTATGAAAAGGGACCATAATCACATGTCAAATGAGATATTGAGAGAGTTAAGAATAAAGAATAGTTTAACTCAAAAGGATGTAGCCGAAATCATGGGCGTATCAAACATTACCTATATGAAGTACGAGAATGGAGAGACGGAGCCTAAGTTTAGTCAGATGATGAAAGCACTGGTTGCGCTCGGAGCTGGTATTAAGGATATCTTTGGAAACTTAAGTACTTCTGTAGATGACTCGTTAGCGTATAACATGCAAAGAATTGAAATTCTTGATCCTAGTGAGAGAGAGTGTTTAAACCAGATCGTTGAAGCAATGCTGCTAAAACACCAAATCGAAAGCGTTCAACGTAAACCATCTAGTTAGCTAATAACTAAACACTAATCTTTCTACTGTTACCAAACGGTTATGGAATGGACATGGCTTGGATCATAAAACTTAAAACGTCACTCAATGATAGCGATTGGTATGTTACCAAAATCAATAGGAGCAAAACAGATTGCCAAGTTACCAGTGATCGCTATAGCGCTAAGCTTTATAAAGAAAGGTATTTTTTTGAAGAGTTTCTTGCTCACTTAAAGTCTGAATATGAAGTAATCAAGATCGATAATACTGATGTTCATTTGTATAGTAACTAAATGAGAAACTGCTCAAAAGCTCGATAGCTTGGTGCAATTTACCCCCGTAATACTAGACGGGGGCTCTCCTCTGCCTTCTGTGCACTCTTCCTTGTTCATCTCTCGATCCAAAAGATTTTTCATGTACAAATAAACATGATTGCGCTTATCTGCACGACATAAGGGAGCCCTCCCGCGGGGCGCGGGTCCCTCCCTTGTTCGCACAGCTGGCACGCTAAAACATCGATGGGTTGCTATGGCATGAATCGCCTTTTATGTGGTGAGTCTCTGCAAGGCTGGCTTGGTAGAAAGGAAAGGATTTACTGACTAGTTTGAAGGGAGCATTGTCTCGGCCATTTAAAGGAGCCATACCCAAAAATATAGAGAGTGGCCTTACTATCAACCTAACAGTTCAATAGCTTGATGATCCAGTATTGCTCATTTAAGTTATACGGAATTCATAGTAAGTTTGAGCCTTAGTTCTATGTATAAGGTTATGAGGAAGAATATTGAATACGTGGGTCAACAAACTTAGTGAGTATCAGCTTTGTCAGATACGTGAAGTAACTGGACTTTCAGGTGAGCAACTCAATATTTTTAAAGAGAATATCGAGTTTCAATTAGAACAAGAAGGTAAGATTCCTACCAACGAACATGGTGACATAGATTACCAAAACCTTGATGGTAACATTTTCAAAGAGTGTAGAGACTTGCTGAATCAGATCAGGAGTCAGTCTGAAAAATTGGCGACAAAAATCGCAATGTATAATCAAAAAGCAACAGTAAACTTGGATGTTGACTCCAGTAACCTTGGCTTTAAGGAGTGTAATGACTTTGAAAAAGATGGTTATTGGGAATATAAATATATTGATAGTGTGTCATTTCTAGAAAAACTCGCACTCGTGATAGATGAGCGACAGAACTATTATCAGCCTAGGGTAAAAGGGTCATCTTCAAGACTAACCGAAAGCCTATACAGAGCGTGGTGTTTCGGACTTCCGCATAAGCTACCAAATGGCAAAACCACAGAGATCAAAATAAGCGACAGTAATGCCTTTATTAACATTACAAGTATCGTCACTTCTTGGAGTATTGATACGACAAAACAAAATGTTAAGAACGCACAATGGTTTAAAAGCATTCAGTCAAATAAAAAGCGGTGAAAGAAGAGAGCAAACTTTCGTATCATCTTTCACTGCTATCAAACCAGAAAATCAGTAACCTTATTGTATCAAGAGACGTAAGGTGAACCGACATGACCCCTTCAAACAATATGTCATTTATTATCAATAAGTTAATGACATACCTGCTCAATGATTTAACTTTGCAAGTTAATTTGATCAGCCGCCGCCTAAAAAACATTTTTGGAGCTATAGCGGTATCTTTACTTCGTGATAATCTCACCAAAAGTCATAACTAGGGCAAGGATAGGCCCCATCGAGACCTATCCCTTATATACACCAGGAGGCGTAAATGAGTTGGATTGAACTGTTGGTAGCGTGCATCTACCTGATAACAGCAATAGTCAACGCAATTTTCAACTAACCAAAAAGGAAGTTAAAAGACCTCTTTGTGCTCCAACACATGGAGGTCGCTTCAATGCTAGCAAAAAAACGTAATCGCGGATACTTAATAACTTTAGACTTATTTTGTGGCAGCGGAGGTTCATGTGCGTATTACAGGATTTATGTTACGGGCTTCACTAGTAAAGCGATTCTCCTTCCTAGCATGTACGACGCCACCGCGCCGACAATGAGCCAATCACTCGCCCACCCTTTACCACGCTTGGCTTTCAGCAAACCACTCAACATAAATCTAACCACATAATACGCACTTTGATTATAGAAACAGAGCATAGAGAAACCCTGTAAAAGAAATGGCAATCATTGGTTTAAAGTATGTCATCACTTGATGATATCTCATGTCATAGATGATTCTGTTAGCTTCACAAAGATTCGCTCTAGCAGACCAAACATCCTCATATGAGTACTTGTACTTTAAACAAAGAATCTCAGTGTCTTCTTCATATAGAAACTCACCCAGCTTTGATGCTTGTCGTGCAAGCTTAGAAAGCGGATTCCCCCAATAGATATGCCAAGGTTTAACTTCTAAGGTTTCTGATTGTTTAAGTAGCCTTTTTGAAGACCAAACAATATCTCGGTGCTGATAGAACTCCATATGCTTTCTACCTTTGGTAAGTGGATTATCGGTAATTCAAGTAACATTTATTGTCTCGACAAATCACGACATAAATCTCAGGCTCTCCGTGGTGTTCATCGACTTCAAAATAAACGGTCGCCTTGTCGAATTTATCTTTGAACGCCAGCGCTACTTTTGCGTCATCAATCGTCAAACCTTCTTCCTGTAGGTGTTCCTCCATTGATACTTTCGCTAACTCAATAACTTTCTCGTCCTTCAGTGGCATCAGTGCATAAGCCATCGTAGAAGCTAGACCCAACGTAAGAATAATTAATGATTTCATGGCTATACCCAAGTTCAGTTTCTCCTATTTAAGCTAGTACAAGGTGCGTTAAATACAAAAACTATATAGGCAGAGATGCGTTTGCTACTGGATTAAACTCTTCAATCACTTGCTTTTGTTTTGATGCGCACGTCACCAACTGCTCGAACTTCTGAAAACGAATACGAGCGAAGCAATCATTAATAGGCTCAACTTGATAGCCGAGACTTCGAAGCTGGCCTGTTGTCACATTCATTTGATAGTCACCCTGTGAAAGCTGAAAATAGTATTCTCGCAAAGACTTTGATGGATCAATTTGATTGCTCACGTAAACCAAAGACTCTGAAAACCCTGTCACTAAGAAATTAAAGTCACCTAAAGGATGTTCATAGAATTCTGGCTCTTGAACCTCCGTAGAAACTTGTGTGGATTCTATAGTCTGAATAGACTCTGTTGGTGTAGCTGGCGAACCTAGCAAGCTATCCTGACTAAAAACATTAACCAAGCCAACAACCGAAAGAATGATAAAAACGTACAGAGCGCACGCCATTTTAGAACGCCATAAAGGACGAACATCCTTTGCTTGAGCCTCAGACACCGCAGAGTTTGACGCAGTATGACTTTGATAAAGCTTGAAATACTGCTTTTCATAGGTTCGCTGCTCAGTGTTCACCACATCACCACGCAAGCCCATTTTGACCTTTTTCGTATACGTTTTGTTAGAGCCTAGAGCCGTGTTTTTGATACACCGATACACAATCTCAATCATATCTCGAATATCACGGTGAAGCTTTCTATCTGACTGTGTTAACAGAGTGATGTCGATACCAAAATGCCGGTGCATTGAATAGAATTCTAGAAGATCCTTTTTGGCCTGATTGCCAAGAATCATATGAGCCTCATCGATGATATAAAGCGGTGCTTGTCCCCGTTCGTTTCTCCACTCATCCTTGTAATCATTGGGGCTAGAAAACGGCCTATTATCATTGCCATAGTCATGCAAATCAAAGGACTTAACCTCGATGAGTTCGGAAACCTTCTCACCAAAAACAGCGATAAGTGCTTCCATATTCAAAGGTAAATTGGTGATGACCTTGCGACCATCTTTAATATTAGGCAACACATGATAGACCACTGCTTCATAGCTTTTTCCGCCGCCCGGTCGCCCCATAATGAGATTAATCATGTTACGAACCTAACCTTACAAATGGAATAAGCTGAAGGAGAAAACGCACCGATACCGCAGAGATGATCATCGTTATAGCTTGAGGAAAACCAACGAGAGACATGATATCGATAGCCTCGGCAGGTAACATGCTGAGATACGGTTTTAAATCAATGGGAGACAGCAACGAACCTAAGCCGTTAATCAAAGAGATAACAAACGTAAGAAGTACATCCACGCCCCCTAGCCCCAAGTTCGTGAGCATGACAACCAAGGTATTTATCAAACGGCCAAGAAACTCAACGAACGTATTGAACAGAGAAACAATCCAATCAAACATAGTTAACCCCCAAAGATGATTTTGCGACAGGCCATCACCGTGCCGAAAAGAAGACAAGCACGCATAAACGACCAGATATAACTAGGCAAACTCACATCATGACGCCCTAGCCCTTTACCCAAGAAATCGACATTGGTGAGATCAATAATCCACACTGGCGGCGTTACATTCCCATTACCACTAAAGCGAAAACCATCGAGAAACTTGAGGAGATTAGATGCAGAAACCTGAGTTTTAAAGTCATCGAGAAGCCCCTTTAAACCACTCTCATACTTGAGGTCGACATAAGATGGACACTTCAAACCAACAAGACAACTTACCTCTCCGGCCTTGCTTAAGTCCGGTGATTTGGCATTCTGTTTAAGCTGTTCTCTAATGGCTTTTAACTCATTGGAATTACTGGAT